AAGAACCTGCCCAGTGCCAAGTACCAGATTTCCGCTCGGATACCGCTCCGAGACCTTTACGGGTGCGCCCAGGACTTGACGCCGGCGCAGAAGCACGCCTTCGCGCAGTACGTGGGCACCCAGGTCGCGGAGGCGCTGCTACGCAGCCTCACCGAGGACTAAGACACGTTCCCGTTCACATACGTGATCTGGAACACGCACGCGGCGCTACCATCAAACCTCAGGGTGTCGCCTGTGGCGACCCGATGGGCCAGCGTGCCAATAGAGAGGGTCAGGGAGCCTCCTCCGGGGACGACTATGGCCGCCGCCGGAGCCATAGCCCCGGCGCCAGTCTGCCAGTTCACGTAGCCGTCCACCGCGGCGGTCACGTTGTAGATGATGACCGTGTGAGTGTTGTCAAAGGGCTGGGTGCCCGCCTCGACCACCGTGCCTGGGGCAGCGATGGTCACCTGGATGCCGTCGGCAGGCTTCTGCGAAATCGCCATCTTGTTCTCCGGTTCTCAATCGTAGCGCACGCGCCCTACGAGGGCGACGCGGCAGCCTCAGTTTGGGTGCTATCCGGGATCTGGTTGGCGGCGGGGCCATCGACCTCTACCACGGTCCAGCCCTTCGGGAGCCGTCCTTTGTGCCGGATGGGACTCGTCAGCAAGACCTGCCCCGGGGCGTCGGACAACGCGGCCATGACCTCCCGCAGCGTGTGCGGGTCGAACGCGCGCTCCTCGGGCGTGAACACCACCAGAGCTTCGGAGCCATCACAGACAGCGCAAGCGAGCGCGAGCGTCAGCCTGGCCCACTCCGCGCCTGAGAGCGCTGTGTGCAGGACGCCGTCGCGCTCAAAGCCGAAGCGGCAGACCTCCTTTCCGGCTTCCTCCAGAACGAGGCGAAACACGTCCGTGCCGGGCAGGTGCGACTGCGTGCGCTCCTCGAAGCGAGCGACGGCGGTCTTCAGCAGGCGGTTGACGGCTTGCTTGCCGGACTCGACCAACTCCTCCAGATTGGCCACGTCGGCCTTGAGCTGGCGGATGCTGTCCCTCTGGCCCCGGAGGTTTGACCACTGGGATGCGGCGGCCTCAAGGCCCGCCTGCGCCATGTGCTTACCTTCCCATAGGGCCTTCGCCTCCGAGAGCGACGTGCCCGACTTCTGGATCGACTCGGCGTCGGCCTTGGCGGCCTGGAAGGCCCGGATGGCTTCCTCCGCCGCGTCCTGTGCCTGGATCATCTCCGCCTCCACACGGTGGTAGGTCGCCCACCACTCGCCTCGGTGGTCCAGATGGTCGTTCGCGGCTTCCTTGCGCCTGATCAAGGAGGAGTGATTGAACGGGCCAGGGGACTCGCACACCAGGCACTGCGACGTGCCCGTCTTCTCGTGCATCTGGCTCACCTCGATAAGGATGTGCAGGCGGTCGCGCATCCGCATCTCGTCTTCGGTCAACTCCGGGCCTGGAGGCTGGAGACCACGCACCTCGTCCCAGTCGGCAGTCTTGAGCCCGTACATCTCGATCAAGCGGGCGGCGTGCCCGTGCATCTTCTCCGCGCCCTCCAGCGCCTGCTGGCGCCCGCTGGCCCTCATGGCCGCCTCATACCCCTCCAAGGCCTCGGCCGCGGCGTCGTGTGCTGCTTTGAGGTCCCCCGTGGTTGGTTCCGCGCCCAAGTCGCGCCCCAGCTTCTCCAGGACCTCTCGCTCCGTGGCGAGGCGCCGCTTCTTTGATCGGGCGTCCTTGCCTGCCTCCTGCAAGACGCGGAGGAGCGCGCTGATCTCGTCGTCTCCCTCGGGGCCCGCCAGAAAGGCGTAAAGCTCCGCCACTTCGGGAGTGAACCACGAGACCACGTCAGAGCGAGACACGTCGTTCACGGCCTTGGAAAGCAGCCACGACCGCGCCGTGTCTGCGCTGCCACCCAGCGCGGCCCGCACTTCGCGCACCGGGAACGAGGCGTCCACCGGACAGTGCCGGGCCGCCTTCTTGGCTCCCCCTGTGGTCTTCCGCTCCGCCTTCCAGGACGCGGCCTGACCATCGGACAGCGTAGCGACCGCCTCCACCGACGCCCCGTCGGCCAGGGCAAGGAGGTCAGACTCGCGCTTGACCTCTGCGCGGCCCACGATGTCGCTGGCGGAGCCCCCCAGCGCAAGCTCAACCGAGTTCACGATTGCGCTCTTGCCGTTGCCGTTGGCGCCGACGATGAGGGTCTTCTCCCCAAGCTCCGTATCGACCCCGCCCTTGATGTTGCTCCAGATTTTGTTGACGTGCATGTGGCCTCCCGGCCTGTGTGTGTCTGGAGACCGTAGCCTGGCCTTCGGAGAATGTCAACCGTGTCAGGACACTTTGTTATCGAGCGCAGTCCGCGCCCGTCGCTTGGCAGATCGCCGCGAGGTCTGTCGCCATGTCCCGCTGCTCGGCGCGCATGGCCCGTTGCTCGGTCATCATCTCGTCCTGCTGCTCCGTAAGGTGCTGGATCTGGGTGGTCGACACCGGATGCCCCGGGAGGCTGCTGTGCGCATGCAACCCGTCCTCCGCTTCCCCCATCTTCTCCTGGAGGGCGGAGATGCCGGCGTCGTCCGACCTTACTATCTGCGCGAGCGCGCCCGCCCCGAACACGACCGGGATCGCCCATACCATCGCCTTGAGGGCCCAGTCCTTTGGGTCGGGTTGTTTTGTATCGTCCGCCATTAGCTGGTCCCCCTCTCGGCAGTTCTAATCTCCCTGAGCGCCTCGTCGACCTTCTCCGTCACGGAGTCGAGCTTGCGCGAGTTGTCCGCGAGCCGCTCGCTCACGTCCGACTGGACGGTCTCGCGGATGTGGGCGAAGTCCCGCTGGGCGTCCGCGAGTTGCTTGCGCCCGCCTTCTATTACGGTGTCGTAGCGCACTCTCATCTTCTCGATCCGGTCGTCGTAGTCAGCGTTGATCTTGTCAAGTTGCTCCGTGAACCGCTCTACGAGGTGGTCAAGCCGCTTCTGCATCCCCAGGTGCTGCCACACGAGGAAGGCAGCGAAGAGCCCCATCGCCCCGCCCTGTATAAGCTGGTTGATGATCGACTCGGTCATACCTAACTCGGGGGCAGGGGGCTGGGCTACCTTAGCGTAGCGAAGGCGGCCTGCTCCAGACCGAACCGAGCAAGCGGGCTCGGAGTGCGATGCGTGTCCGGCCAGTATTCGCTGGCCCGCCCGCGCTGGGACACGTCGTAGAGCGCCTCCTCGGGCATGACGGTGCTCCAGATGGGCACCATCGACTTGGCAAGCTCCAGCGGCGTCGGGAGGTTTAGGTCGAGGCCGACCAGCCCCGAAGACTGCTGGGCGAAGCCAAACTGCTGGGACAGCCCTTCCTTCTCAAGCTCCGAGAGCAGGCTTTGCCTGACATAGAGGCGGAACGCTATCCACGAGGCGATCACGAGCGCGCCCGCGCCCGCAGCGCCAATCTTTGTGGTAGTTGTCACGTTGGTTCGGCGCTTCACGGGCGACCTCCGGCCTCAAATATGCCACGGGGCGGCATCCCGAGCCAGCAGCGACCGAAACTTGGTGTGCTACGTGATGGATTGCGCGAGTTGCTCCAACGCGACGAGGTCACTCCGCTGTTGAGGCGCGTGCTCTCCCTTGGCCCACCGATAGATGGTCCGGCTCGATACCCTGTTGTTGAGCTTCTCCGCGATCTCGTTGGGCGTGTGCCCGGCAGACTGTAGCCTGAGCACCAACTCGCGGGCTCGTTTGAGCAGTTCTTCGGGCGTCTCCATTAGTGATCTCCGTATAGGTCTCCCCAAAGCTATCACGGGGAGGTGTTGAGCCGCCACCCACTTTGCCAGTTGTCACTGTCCGTACACTCGACGGCGATCACCTGGGCGATCTCCTGGCCGCGGACCAGCGCTACCATTCTCCGAGCCGAGAGGGCCTGCTCGACGATCTGTGCCGTGGCTCGCCCCACGGACTCGGCCGTGCATACCACAGCGTTGTAGAGGGGCGTCCTGTACTCATAGTCGATGCCCGTGGCCACGTGCTTCGCCCAGGCGTCCCATCCCCCGCACTGAGTGAAGCTCTTCTCCCACTCGTCCTTGGCGCGGACCACCGTGACGCTGGCGTGCGGGATGGCCGCCGAGAACTTCTCCTCGACAAGCCCGAAGGCCAAGTCAATCTGGGCATCTGGCGTGCCTTTCGGAGACGCCAGGAAGATGTTGTACTCGCTCATGCCCGCATCTCGCTGAGGCGCTTGTCGAGCGCGTGCCTGAGTTGCCGGCTCACAATGGCCTGGGCGTCTCGGCTCATTCTCCCGTTTGGGTCGTCCAGCCAGTCAAGGTACTCGACCAGGGCGGTCACGAGCGGGCGCGGGTCGCGCCGAGCCTCTACCTCTGTCGTCAGCCGCTCGATTTCGTCCAGCAGTTCGGAGTTGGAGACTTCCAGCACCTCCGCACTCCGCTGCCAGTCCGGCGTTTCTGGGGCTTCCTGTGAGCAAAACGAATCCATGTGTTCTCCTTATACGTCCGACCAGGCGTGGCCTATGTCGGCTGTTGCTGTGAATGTCACTCCGGGGAGCGACGGGTGGGTGAGGTTCATGCACTCCTCCAGTAGGCGGGCCACCCGAGGGCCTTCTGCCTCCGGGCACTCGACCACGATGGAGTCGTGACACTGGTTGACGATCCCGGTCCCCGGGCCCCACTTCTCGAAGGGGACCTCCTCGAACAGCCGAAGGATCGCCATGTTCATAAGGCTGGCTCCGGCCGCCTGGATCGGGAAGTTCACGATCTCGTTGGGGTTCTCGCCGTCAAGGAAGTCCCGTCGGCGGCCCATGATGGGCTCCGCGAGGTAGCCGTCCGCCCGCCACGACATGAGTTCGCGGTCCCAGCCAGCGTCGAACTGCGCGCCCTCCATCCACTTGTCGTGCATCATCCTGACCTCCCGGAGGGAAAGCCGGAGGTAGGGCAGCGAGGTGGTTCCGTCGCCGTTGTCGGTCTCGGTCTGCGTGATCACACGATGCACGGTCTCGACCGTCGCCCAGTATTGAGAGGCGTACTGCACCGACTTGGAGAGGTTCCGGAGCCGCTTGGCGTTCCCAGTGAACTTGTGGCCGGTCTTCCAAGGGTGGCCAGACCCCGCGGCGTCCTCGAAGCGCTGCCCGAATATGGCGTGCGCGGTCACCGAACTGTGCGGGTCGAGGCCGTCGTCGAACGCCTGGAGGTACTTGGCCGAGCGCCAGCGGCTGGCCGCGATCCGAAGCTCCAACTGGTCAGCGTCGGCTCCCACCAGGACGTTCCCTGGAGCAGCCACCACCATGCTCCGGAGCTTGAAGGGGAAGTTCTGAGCGTTGATAGGCTTGCTGCTGGAGAGGCGACCGGAGGTCGTGACGTGGGCGTTGTAGCCCGGGTGCATCCTGCCCGTGGTGCGGTCAACGATGCCGAGCTTGTAGTCTCCGCGCTCCTTGCGCGCCTCGATGTCCTCCCAGGTCTCCTCGGCGTCCCAGCCGCCCGCCGCCTCCGCATCGGAGTAGCGGAGCTTGATGACGTAGGTCCCGAGCATCTTCTGTGCCTTCCGGTAGTAGCGGATTCGGCCAATGGCCTCCCGCTGCTCGTCGGTCAGCGTCTTGATCGTCATGCACGCCCGCAGCACGTCGTCGGACGTGGACGGATCCCCGCCCATCGTGAAGCGGATCTTGTCCTCAACTGGGGGTTCCAGGCGCCACTCGTCGAAGAGGAGACTCCGTAGCTGAAAGACAGAGCCAGGGTTGAGGTCGGGCCTTCCGGTCAGGTCTTGGAGCTTGGCGCGGTGGGTGTTGACGGAGTCAAACAGCTCCACCTCGAACTCCGCCCGCTTTTCCTGGTCCACGTACATGCCGACCCGGTGCATCCCCGCGCATATTTCTTGCAGCTTGTGGTCGCAGGCCAGCACGTCGCCCTGCTTCCGGAGCCGAACTTGGTCGAACAGGGGCGGGACCACCGCGGCCGTGACGGCCACGTCGTAGGCACAGTACTCGTGTAGCTCGTGGTCGGACTCGCCGCCGAGCGCCTTCTTCTTACCCTCTCGGTCTGTCTTCCAGGACGGGGCGTCTGTGTACATGGAGCCAACGAAAGCCAGGCTGTGTGGCAGCTCGCTCTCTACAAGGCGGTGCAGCAGCATGGTGTCGATGTTGGGCTCCGGAGTCACCCCAAGCTGGTTCTCGACTACGAGCCGGTCGTAGTAGCCCGAGTTGTGGCCCGCCTTCAGCTTCGTGGGGTCAGTGAAGAACTCACGGAGCACATCCTTGACTCGCTCGTACTCCGCTTCCGGGTAGAACATGGTGTCGTCGTGGATGGACCTGCACCCGACCACGGCCACCGACTCGGGCGTGCCTATGGCGATGCACCGCAGGTTGGCCGTGAGCGCCTCTATCCCGTCCGTCTCGACATCGTAGGTCCAGTAGGGCACCGACTCGTCGCTGAGAAAGGCGCGGAGTTGGTCGGAGGTGGGGTGGTAGAGCACCTTGGGGGGCTCCCAGGACAGCTCGCCTCGGAACCAGCGGGCCGCCCGGCTCACGTCGTTGCGGAACACGTGCGTCCACCTCTTGGCGCGCATCACGAAGGCCGGGTGCAAGGTCGGCATGATCTTGAGGACCCGGTCGCCCCGCTCTATCTCCGTAGGGCCCCCTCGTACTGCCATGATGGAGATGCCGGGGCTGAGTAGCGCCTTCGCGGCCGTCCCTCCGAGCCCGAGCAGGTGCGAGAAGGGCTCAAGCTCCTTCCACAGCCGGGGCTCACAACACTTCATGGGCGTAGGGATCAGGGGGCGGGCCACCGCCGCCTTGTCCACTTTCTTTTGTGCCCGGTTTTCCTTCTCGATCTGGCGGTTCGCTTTGCGAAGCTGGTCCAAGAAGCGGCCCATGTCATTGTCCGGCGGGCGGCACAGGCAGACGTTCGTCCAGTGGACGTGGCTCCGCTTGAGCCCGCAGCGGAGCGCGGTCTGCGTGATGATACTGCCCGACGGGCCCACGAAGGGCCTGTTCTCTCGGACCTCGTGCTCTCCAGGGGCCTCTCCGATGGCGGCGATGCGCGCCTGCCGGTTCGCTTCCGGAGGCACTGGGCCCTCATGGGAGTTGAGCGGGCACTCCCCGCACCGGGCTCCGTGAGCGCGTGCGTCGTAGTGGGTCACAGGATCTCTGACTCCGCGCCCCGAGGGAACCGGGTCGGTGTCTTCCTGTTCAGTGTCCGCGACCAGATAAGCTCAAGCTCCCGCCGATGCGGCGGACGCCCCACCTCCCGCAGGAAGCACTCAGTGATGTTGTCCACGGCGTACACAGCAAGCTGCTCCGGGTTATCCCCGCTGACGAGCTTCTTGGCGTTGGCCGGGCCGCGCTTGTGGTTGCCTCGCGCGTCGAGGTTGAACCAGCGGCTCACTCCTCCCCCTCGCCCTCTCTCACAAGGGAGGGCATCGGGGTCTGGAGTGCGAGCACGGTGCGGACGAGGCGAGCGACCATAGCGAACTCGACGTTGCACGGCGACATGGCGGGCACGCCCGCCGCCATCGCCTGCCGGATCGGGTCGGCGACCAGCACCATCTCTTCGGGAGTAAAAACGTCCAGGTCCTCCAGCTTCGGAGCGCCCAGAACGGGGGCAACTTGGATGGGCTTGCCATCGGGTCCAACAATCATCTTCAGTCCGTCTTGGGTGTGGGCTTTAGCCCATAGTGGTCTTTGAACCAGCCCTCTCCCTTCAGGGAGAAGCTGCTCAGGGAAATCTGCTTCTTCATGGTCGTCTGGCAGCCCGCACAGGACGGGGCGTCGTCGTGGTGCCTCTGGAGCACCTCCGTGACCTTCGCGCACTGGTCGCACTTGTACTCGTACAGGGGCACGCCTATTCCTCGCAGAAGCAGTCGGGCGACATGTCCAGGAAGATAGGGGTGCCCTCGCCCAGCCACGCACCCAGCGTGTTGAAGTGGAACCACTCCTCCGCCTCCTCTCGGGTCATGCCCATTTTGTCGTGCGACCGCAGGATGCTCTTCATGTCGTACACGATCACGGGGCCGACGTTGAACCGGTAGGCAACGCCTACGATGTGCTCGTCGTAGAGGTCGCCGGGCTCCAGCCGGAGAGCCTCACAGTCGGTCTCGGAGAGCCATTCAAGGATATGATGTGGGGTGGACATTGGAGCCTCGTGGGGGGTGCCGGTCTCTCCCGGCTGTCACGCCTGATTCCCACAGCGGCGTTCCTGTTCTCCCAGTTCTACCGGTTCAGGGCGGCCAGGAGGCCGTCCTTGGTCACCGTGTTGCCCGCAGCGGCGGGTGCAGAGCCGCCGTTGTTGGAGAGGGGGTTCGCAGCGATGGGAGCCGCAATAGCCGCACCCATGGCAGAGGCCGGAGCGGAGGACGCTGCCTCAAACTGCGCCTTCTGCTGGGTCCAGGCGTGCGGTGCAAGGAACTTCAGCTCCTCGTAGATGCCCATGTCCTTGTCGCCGGGGCGGTAGTACACGGAGCAGGACCGGCCGATGAGCACGTTGCGCTCGACGGTGATGATCCCGGCGTCGATCTGCGCGGGCTGGTAGCCCAGGCTCTCGAACACGCCGCGCCAGTAGTACCGCACGCCGTCGTCCTCGGTCTGAGGCACGCCCAGCCACGCAGTGCGAACCATGCCGTCGAACTGGCCCTTCATGGTGACCTTGATGGCCACCTGGGGGCGACCGCTCTTCGAGGTGGCGGAGAAGGCGTCGGTGACCGTGCCCTCGTAGTAGCCCTCTGGGAGCTTCATTCCACCACCGGACGCAGCGCGAATACCGGAGAGGTTGACGTTGAAGTTGAAATCAGGATTTGTGCTTGGAATGTCCATGTGTGTTTCTCCAAAGTGGACAGTTTGGGTGGCTGCTTCAAGCGTGGCAGCCGCACGCGGAAAAGTCAGGAAAGGAAGGTGTCGTCCGTCGCCTGAAGGGCGCGGAGTATGACGGCGCGGTCCATCGCGTCGCGCATTGTCCAACGGGCGGCAGCGGGCGAGATCCCCGCTTCCACCAGGGTCTTATAGGACGAGTTGACAGTCTCCGCAAGGGGAGCGCCGTCGATGATAGAAGCGGAGAGCGAAGCCACGATCTCTTCCTGCCACCCCAGGTCCTTGTGACGCCTTATCTGGTACCCCGCGGCCCTCAGGATCTCTCCGAGGTTCATCGGCGCGGGGTCGAGCCTCGGGGCGATGTCGAACCGGTCCTTCATTACGTAGTCCGTGCTGTACCCGCAGCGGTACACGCCGGGCCAGGGCCGGCGCATCGCTTCGTGCCCGCACCGGAACACCATGTCGCACATGGCGGGGATCTGCTCCGGGAGCTTCCCGGAGAGCATAGGACCGCCCCGAATCCGGGTGCCGTCTGCCTTGAGCTTGGGAGGCTGCTCCCAGCAGTTCAGGACCACGTGGACGTTGGCGTAGCGGGCGGCGTTGCGGAACGCGATGGCCGACTCACGGAGCTTGCCCCAAAGAGTGAATCCCGAGAATCGCTTGTCGTAGACGGCGAACTGTTGCTCCGCAAGGAAGCTGAAGTCGTCCACGAGCACAGCGTCGTACGGGTGGTCCTTGGTCTTGGAGAGCTTCTCCAGGAACTTGGTCGCATCGTCGATGATCTGCGCCTCGACAACCTGAGGCTCGTAGCCGCAGAGCGAGCGCACTGGCTGGACCGCGCCTCGCGCAGCGATAAAGACTCCGTTAGGGAAGGAGTAGCCGAGGTCGGTCGTTTTCCCCGACCCGGAGGGGCCGTAGGTACAGACGAGAGCTGGTTCTGTCATTGGAAGGTCCGGGGAAAGTCAGTGTGTGTGTGTGGGCCAAGCTATCAAGGCAGTTTGCCGGTTGTCAAGCGAGTCCTGTCACTTTTTCTCCGGAAGGTCCGACCGACCCCACTTACACTGCTCCACGTAGTTGCACGCCCCGTACCGGTGGAAGCAGACAAGCTCGCTTGGAGCGATGGGCCACTGGTCCTCCGGACGGCCTTCGTCGAGTAGTTTCTGTATGCCCTCTTCGGCATCTTTGACCGCGCTTGGCCACTTGGCCAGGAGCTTGGGTGCGGGCTCTACGTCGAAGCGCTCGAACTTGAAGTCGCCACCGTGTTGCAGCATGTTCAGGCGCATCCCGCCGAACCGGTTCCCGAAGTGGTGCCTCCCGAGGGTCTGGTAGCCCAGGATCTGCCCCGACACGGAGTAGAACTTGCGCTGCTTGGCCTGGAGCCGCCCCGTCGTCTTGTGGTCAATGATCCAAATCTTCCCTGCGGAGTCCTCGACCACCAAGTCCATCCGCCCCGTGAAGCGGTAGCCCTCGATCTGCGCCTCCAGCAGTTCCTCTACGGCGACAATCTTGAACCGCTCGTTGCGCCACCGCATCAGGTAGGCCTCGGTAACCGCCTTCGCCAGGGCGGCGTGCTCGGCCCAGGCCCCACCCTTGACCTCCGCCATCAGGTCGATGGCCTCCGCCGGTCCATAGAAGCGGTCTGGGTCGCCGCCCTGTTGAGTCTCGCGCATCCGCGAATAGTGCTGGGCCAGCCCTAAGTGGACAAGGGAGCCTTTGACGAGCGGAGGCGCGTTCTCGTTGATGCTCTTGATGCCCGCCACGTAGTTCCAGGCGTAGCGCTGCGGGCACTCCAGGAAAAGCTGGAGGCGGTGCCACCCTCTCGGAGAGGGGCCGGTGAACACAAGGAGCCGGTCGTCAGTCATGTCAGCCCTCCAGTTTGCTGAGAATCGAGTCCGCGAGCGCGTCCGTGTCCTGCGTCCCGCCTATCGCCGCCGCTGCCGCGGCAAGCTCGGAGTCTTGCGAGACGCGCTCCACGGCAGGCAACTTCCCGATGAGCTTATCGGCCACGTGCTCGTCGACGGTGTCCTCTCCGATCACGTAGTAGATGACCACTGGGCGCTTCTGGCCAAGCCGGCAGAACCGACCCTCCCACTGGCGGATCTGGCCGGGTGTCCACGGGAGCATCACGAACAGCGCCGCGTCGGTATCATGTAGGTTGATGGCCTCGCCGAAGGCGTCGCCGGTTCCAACGAGGATGGCCGGGCCAGGGTGATCCATGTAGTCGTCCACTATGTCCTGGCGCGACTGCGTGCTCTGGCCGCCATGCGCCGCCCATACAGCGGCTTTGGTCTGCTTCGCCCCTTGCGACTTCTTCACGATGTCGCCAAGCTCGTCACAGTCTCTCCGTCGCCCCGTGAAGACGACGAGCTTGTGCCCAGAGTGGAGGTGGTCCTCGATGAGGCCGATGACCGCTCTGCGCTTACCGCTCGCGGCCTGCGCGAGCCTGACCTCAAGGACCGCGGTAGGCCCGCGCTTCGCAGCGTCTTTGAGTTGCTTGACGAAGCCCCCGGCAGGCCGGGTCTGGTCTTCGGGTGCGATGTAGACGCTCTGCCGGCGCTTCGCTGGTAGGTCCCGGTGCGTAGTATGGTAGTCGATCCGGTGGGCCACCCCAGCCAGCCGCTCTCGGAGTTCGTCGAGGTTGGACGCTCCGGTTGTGTCCATGCCTCCATACATCCCGGGCTTGGCGTCCGCGTACCGACGCATCCACACCGTCTTGTTGCCCCAGGAATGGGGCTCCGCCAGGTCGAGCTGCCCCCAGAGGTCTCGCACCCTATCTTTGATAGGCGTGGCCGTTGTGCAGCACCTGCGA